GCCGAGTGATTTGGGATAAGGCCAACTTTTAACTAGTTGTCTCTGTTCTTCCTCTGTGCCATCAATAACATCAGGAACGACACCCCAGTGCGGATGACCCAAAATTGGATCGAGCCAATCATAAAAACCTTTAGGATCAAACGGTATGCCCCGTGTTTTTGCAGAGAAAGCGCCGTTATCTAACATGAGTGATTGACCGATTTTTAGACAGACTTTTAAGTCTCTCGATTCTGCATAGCTAATACAGAAGTTTTCACCACCAAGCGTCTCTAACACTGCTCTAGGAGTGATAGGAGTGCCGTGATAGTGAAGCATATATAAATTCCTCGCAAAGACCCCCCTACCCCCAACGGGAGTAGAGAGAGATGGTTCCTCGGACGTTACCGTCATCTGCATGTGCCTTTCGACACCCCTCGGCTTGCAGATTCGACCAGCCGCTGGATTCTTACGGATTTGCACCGGCTCACAAACATCGTGGCTTACCAGTAACCCTTTTCTTGTCAGCAGTCGGGATAACTCATTGCTTACGCGGACAGTACGGTCAGCGCCAAAAGCAAAACCCCAGAACACTTAGGAGGGGCATGGCCCTTGGCATGGGCAATTACGCAGTCTCAGGAAGAAAGACCTTGTAACCACACAAGCCCCACCTAAACATTCTGGGGTTTACTTCCTGGCTGCCAGTTGCCACGCTGACAGAACGACTATATCACATCTCTACGACCTTACAAGTCCACCCTTCCTTTAGCTTTGCCCAGCCATGAACCTCGATCTTCCAACCTGCTCTCAGGATAGCCGGAAGATGCTCACACTCGCTTATCTTCTTCACCCTAGCGTTTATGTTAGCCCTGCTCGTTGTCTGCACCAGTAGAGTTTCTTCGTTTCTGAGACAAAGTATGTCTCCGATACTGAAAAGGTCTTGTCGAATACGAGCCCAAGGGTTCCAGTGCTCGACTATTTGGCATAAATAACCTCGCTCCCTAAGTAAGGCTAGAGACCTCTGAGTAGGACTAACCGACGAACGGCGTGTTTTCTTGGTGTCAGTGGCAGAGATTGTCATCGTGACGACAGTCTTAAAGGTTTATCGAGCCTAAGATTACTCCATCGCAACAAGGAGAAAACATGAAAATCGTACTTACACAAGAGCAGCTAGAAAAAATACTAAAAGAATACTTTTATGACAACTACAACGTAAAGACTGGAGAAATTACGTTTGACTTAACGAACTATTTAGAAGAATTCTGCGTCATCCATACAAAGGAAGCACCATGAGCGTTGACTACGATGCTTGGCTTGACAGAAAACTTTACGAATACGACCGCGAGAGGGAACAAAATGACTACCAACAACAGTTGGAACAACAGGAATTTGAACTTGACGAAGTACAAGCCGACGAGGAGTGACTGGGCACTATGCGCGCTATTGGGGATTTGCTACGGAACACTGCTCTTCCTGTTCATAAAGTAAAGGAGCTAAACATGAAATTCGCTGAGTTAAACAAAATCAACGTCAACAGCAAGATCGAGAAGAAGAACAACCTCTCGTATCTATCCTGGGCTTGGGCTGTAGAGCAACTTTTGCTCAACGATCCGAGTGCTACGTGGGAGTACAAGCCTCACCAAATGTGGAACGAAACAGTCATGGTGTTCTGCGAGGTCAAAGCATTTGGAGTTTCTCGCACTGCCCAACTTCCGGTTATGGACCACAGAAACAAGGCAATCTCTAACCCTGATGCTTTTGCAGTCAATACAGCCATGCAAAGGTGTTTAGCAAAGGCAATAGCTTTACACGGCATCGGTTTGTATATCTATGCTGGAGAAGATCTTCCTTCCGATGAAAAGGTCGACGAGCTAGAGACCTACAAGGCAAAACTTGAGGCAGCAGAGTCTTTAGACACGTTAAAAGCTGAGTTCTCTCCGGCCTACAAGGCTATGAAAGACAAGCCAGAAATAAAAGAACTCGTCGCTGTTTACGAAGCCAAGAAGAAAGCACTTACGGAAGTCAAATGAACCTAGACCGATTTGAAGAGGGTTTGATCGACGACATCCAGACTGACCGCTGCAAGAAACTCTTGTGGTCGGTCATCAACCTGGCAGTAGAAGATGCTTGCAGGGCTCCGTATGCAAAAAAGCCAAGCACCGAGTCGATAACCGCCATGAGGTTTTTAATCGGGAACGGCAAAGAAGCAGACGTTGATTCTTGGCTAATGTGGTTAGACGTAAACGGTCCGGTGTTTAGAAGGAGACTCTTGGAAGCTATGTTCTCGGATTACCACGATAAGTTCCCAGACATGGCAAGAAGGGCCTTTAGAGCAAATTACAACTGGTGGAGGCTCAATGCGACTGATTTTAACGACTGAAAATGACCGTAGGAGGGCTGTAGAGGCTCTACAAGACGCTGAATTGGGTTACATGGTAACTATTACCAAACCTCCTCGCACAGCGGCTCAGAATCGGTTTTATTGGGCGATCCTTACTGCGTGTTCTGAACAACTCATGAACCAAGAATACACACAGGACATCTGGCACGAGTGGGCGAAAACTCGATTCTTGCCCACAAGGATCGTAGACCTACCTGGAGGCCAGGTGAAGGAGATAGAGCCGAGCACCGCTTCTCTCACGGTCTCTGAGTTCTCTAATCTTGTGGAACAACTTTTACAGTACGCATTGGAGAAAGGCTTGATCTGGACTGATGAGATGAAAGACGCTGAACTAGACTTAAGGAAGATCAATGTACATAAACAAAAAGCTGCTTGAGGCTTGCAGGCACATCCCTTGCGGATCGTGCTTTTGCGAAGATGGAACGGTTGTCGCCGCACACAGGAATCAAGGGAAAGGCATGGGCATCAAAGTATCTGATGCTTTAGTAGCATCCCTGTGCTTTCGTTGTCACACATACTTAGATCAGGGAAAGGATATGTCTCGTGAAGAACGTCGAGACTTCTGGAACCAAGCGTATATCAACACAATGCAGGCAATGATCGAACGAGGATTTCTAAAGGTGCAAAATGGAACAAAGAACTGAAGATTGGTACAAAGCAAGACTAGGCCACGTAACGGCTTCTAGGGCTTCAGACGCGATTGCAAAGCAAGGTACGGCTACACGTAGGAACTATGCAATCCAGCTCGTCACAGAGCGTTTAACGGGCTTACAGACCGATTCTTTTACGAACGCGGCTATGCAGTGGGGTACAGAGCAAGAACCTATCGCTAGGGTCGCTTATGAGCAGGCTACAGGCTCGATTGTGGAGCAGACAGGCTTTCACAAGCACAAGAGCATAGAATGGCTTGGAGCCTCTCCTGATGGGTTTGTAGGCTCAGGTCTGATTGAGATCAAGTGTCCTAACTCAAACACTCACGTTGATTATTTACTCGCAAAGGAGGTTCCCACTAAGTACAAGTCTCAAATGCTCACTCAAATGCTCGTGACAAACAAGACATGGTGCGACTTTGTAAGTTTCGACCCAAGGCTTCCCGATCACTTGCAGTTATTCATTGTTAGATACAAGCCAAAGCCAAAGGAGTTCAAGATCATTGAGCTACAACTCACGAACTTTCTAGCCGAGGTATCAGAAATGGAGAAATCGCTATGCCAAAAGAACTAACCGGAAGTATCAGCAAGAACAAGAAAAAAGAAAAAGACGCTCACCCAGACTACAGAGGGTCAGCGACTATAGGAGGGATTGATTACTGGGTCTCAGGTTGGGTCAACGAGGGCTCTGAAGGTAAGTATCTGGGCCTGAAGTTCCAGCAAAAAGATGGAGAAGCGAAGCCCGTAAAAAATGACGACGATTCCGTACCGTTCTGAGGAGAAAGATATGCACCTAAGCAAACACCAAAGCCTGTTGAGGCAGGCTTATATTGTTAGACCCAAGCTCATAACCGACGATTCTCCTGCGCTTGAAAAAGCGATCAGGACTATCGAGAGCGAGAATCCTAGTGCGTTCTGGAAAGAGAAAGACTTTGAAAAACGGAGGTTCTATCATGCACCACGGCCAGGCACTCCTTACGCGGCTGCTACTCATGCGTGGCCGAAGGAACTACTATGAGCAACTGGAAAGAGTTAATCGAGAATCAGACCAGGAAAGAACGGTTCAGGCCCGTCGAAGAAATATGGAGGGAATACGGATGGAAGCCACCAAGTACCGAGTGTCCAGAGACGATGGCTAAACACAAAGCGTTTAAGGAATGGTCGATCCGTGGCATCGTGGATCAACCTTATCAAGCAAGTTAAATCTTCGGACGTTGAGGAGATCGCGGCAGCGTATGAGAAAGCGCTGCCGTTTGTCGTTCAGGATTGGGCGAAGATGATCTTAAAACTTCCTAGGACTAAAAGACTCCCAATTATCGAGAAGATAGATCGGGTTCACGGAGACAAAATTGGGCAAATGGTCAGGGACGAAGTCACCTCGCAACACATATCTAAACGCAATTTATAGTTAAGACCTTGCAGGCGGCACTACACCCTTAACGCGTTCAAAACTTCTCATGCCAGCAATCCCCAACATCCCGCTCAAAATAACCCACAGAGCCTCCGTATCAAGCATAGGAGGCGGCGATACCTCACGAGGAACATAACCCTCTGCCTGCAACCAGGTCCACGCCCAGACGAGAAGAGGGTAAAGCAGGAACTGGTAAAACATCGCACCAGCGCCAACCCAACCTATTGCAGGTCTCCAGCCAGCCACAAATAAGTTTTGGTTCGCAGCCTCAACCTTATTAACTTCCATCTGACCGAGATCAATAGCCTGGTCAATGCGTTTGGCTTCGAGCTCTAACTGCATCCGCTCTTTATCGGTCGTTATCAGGTCCGATGCGACCTTGCCGACCGACTCGATCACCGACCCTATGCCTAAGAAGTTCATAATTTCAACGTCCGGTTTAGCCAACCAAGTAAGAACTTCATCTGGCTTCTATCTCTGGTCACGATGTCACGATAACGAGCGATCTTTGCAAGCGCGTAATAGGCCACAAATAGCTCAGGATTGACTTGGTTGAGTGCTTGTACGGTCTTGGGTCCAATAGAACCGTCTGGAGCGGTTTTAACGCATATCTGGGCTAGTTTAGAAGCGACAGAAACGCCTGTGTTGACTGCAAAGTTAAAGATAGAAGAAGCGATTACGTCTGACTCGATTTCATCGCCTCTAATCTTGTTCCAGAAGTTTGTTTTGTAGAAGTCTCGGACCATTTGAGTAGGAGGTGTCTCTGTGTAGTCAATGTACTGCCAACCCTCCCAGTTAGGATTCATTTTGCGAGCAATACCTGCGTAGGTCATGCCTCCGCGGTCACCAGGAACCTCATGGAGAACGTAACCACCCTCGTCCTCCATCATCTTATCGAACGCCGACTCAAAGCTAGCCAATTGCTTCACCCCTGAAATAAGCCGTTCCTTCTATGACCTCACACAACTCCGGTGGAAGCAACCTGCCATTTTGGAACTTTAAGACCGCAAAGCCCTGACACCAAGGAACGGGATTATCTTCCATGTAAGCAAACTGATCGCCATCAGGATCTGCAAGCATACCCGTAGACACACCATATCGACGACCGGTGTAGTCACCCCAACCTTTGACTTCTAAAAGGTGGGTATGCCCTGAGACGGTAGAGATGCCAGCCTTAAGCACGTTGTTGTAACCGGAGTGGATGCCTCCGTGTTGAAGTCGATGTTTAACCATGCAGGCCTCGTTGACCATCACCGACCAGGATACCGTCCATTCTGGGATATGATCTTTAAGACATGTTCCACCGATACCCTTGAACTCAGGAACCTGCCCTGCCAAACGCCTATCGAAGCGTATATCGTGGTTTCCTGTTGTTCTATGTAGGAATGTTCCCAGACCCTTACAAGCCTTGACGATCTTATCCATGTGCCACTGGACCGCTTCGAGTTCATCCCTGAGACTCGCAACAGGACTCCAATCCATAGGACCAAATCGGCTAATCGAACCTCCGTCTAGGATGTCGCCGTTAGCAATAATCGCCTTAGGCTTGAGCATCTTGATGACTTTAAGAAGCGCGTTAAACCCTACAGATGGTTCGCCAGGCATGAAGTGCGCGTCACTAAAGACCAAGACGTAACCATCAACGGTTAAGATAGATCGTTTAGCGTTTTGAGGAATCGCAAGAGAGTGTTCTGAGTCTAGGAATAAACCGTAACGCGACTCAATAGACCTGCGCCTTAGATAGACGCTGCGTTGTGAAGTGTTAAGAGCCCTAGCAACCCCAGCAGGGCTTTTTAGCTCTCGGAATAGCGCAATGAACTCATCGTCGCTGCATTTTGCGTTGTGAACCATGAAGCCCCCAGTGCTCGACGCTTTGGATCATCTTTCGCGGGATCACTAGCGATTGAGCTATTGCGTCATCCGTAACGGACTGACAAATCTTCAGGCCACGCTCATTATCTGCAACTAAAAAGCCAATTGAGGTAACAAGTGGAACCTGAAACTCGGCGGCTTTTTCGAGGCTCTCACCCCATCCCAAAGTGTCATGCGCTGCATCTTCCCAAACTACTTTAACTATCTGCGGAAGAGTTTTCATTCTTCTTGTCTTTTATCGCGTGATACCACTTCCAGACAAGCCAACCGGATTGAAGCACAATATATAACAACGTGGCAAGTGCAACCCATTCATTGAGTGTTAATCCACCCACAGTAACAGCCGTTGTTATGGCTATGGGAGGCGCTGCTTTTACAGCTTCCGTGATGACATCAGACTTTTGTTCCGGCGACATGACAACCTCATACGGCTACTTTACGAATGGCTCTTACAACTAAGGATTGGTTCTTGGCGTTATTGAACTGACTGCCATCTAAGAAGTCAATTCTAGTGGCTGTTGTAAGACCAGCGCCAGGATTGGTGCTAGACCAAGTCCTCAAGTTAGTAGCAAAGGCTTCTGATCCGCCAGACTGAAACGCAGCAACGCTTGTTTGTGCTGGTGTTCCTGTGGTGTAGTTAGAACCCCTAGAAGGCACTGAGTAGGAGTTTGTACCGTAAGAAGTGCTATTAGACTGTGTGGTTGGCTTGAGGTTGTAGTAACAAATCTCTAACTCATAAAGAGCAGGTAGATACCAATCCGAGTAACCATTGATCGTTAGCGCAGCGCACCATTGAGCAGCAGGATAAGTAGCTGAGTCTAGCTCTGCTGTATTAGTCGCACCGTCATAAGAAGATAAACCTAAAGAGTCTGAGGTTGCAGAGGTCTTGTAGTTGATAGACGCGTTCTCACCCGATGACTTAGGCGAGACAAGTAGATAGTAAGTGTTGCCACCAAAGGAGATCTGTCCTGCGTAGTAGCCACCTTCCCAGAACTCACCGATAGCAGACGGTCCAAAGCGATTACGAGCACCTGGGCCAAAGCCTCTGACAGAACCGCCTCCTAATGCTTCTAGGACAGGCATTATGCGTACCTGGACTGACTAGCCAAAACAGTGAACGTTGCTGAGCCTGTCTTGATGATGGAGTAGGAATACACGTCGATAGAACTAGCATTGCCTGCGGTAGGGGCAGTACCACCTAGCCATTTAGGTGTAACCGACGAACCATCTACTTGCACCGCAGAGTTGTAGTAAGCAGTGCTTCCATTAGTGACTAAGAAGGCACAGGTTAAGACTTCTCCGGTCGCCATTGCGGTATTCAGTGACGTACCAGAAGAGGCTCTGAAGTTAACTGTAAAGTTCCCAGAGGCATTGGTTGTGTAGTACAGGACACCTTGAGTCGTAGTGTCAAAGTTAATCGTGCCTGTTGCTGCTGTTGCTGATACCGTGATCGTCTCAACAACACCTTGTAGCTTTGCGCCGATCTGCAAGGATGTAGACGCTAGAGAGAGTTGTTTAGCAAAGGTCGCAGCCTGTGCAGAGGAAATCGTAAGTGCAAGCGTACCTCCGGTCTTGACCTCTAAAATGTCTGTGTTGTCAGACGTAATCGAGGTTCCAGCGGTAGCTGCGTTTAATACATTAGCCATTAGATCACCTGTGATGTTGTTAGGTTGGCTACCTGTGAAGAGCTAAAGAAGGTTATGTCGATGGTCGTTAAAGGCTGAATAGGCTCGACAACCTCCACAGTCCCCCACGATCCTTCTACCCAGCTTCGTGTATCGTGCTGCCAGTTCCACTGGTAACCTGCCCTATCTTGTGGCTTAGGGTCTCTTACGATCCACTCCCAGTTGAGCCACACCAGTTCCTTGTTTTCAGGAATCTCTGTAGGAGGTGATGGAGCCTGTTGCCAGCCCTCTGTTCCATCGGTCTCTTGTGATGGGATAGACCCGTTCTTAGTCCAGTACATATCTATCCTTTATAACGTGGGAAACGCTGCTGTTGGTGTTGTAATAGCCCTAACATACCCTTTTGTCACACGGAAATCTTGCAAATATCCGTTTATACAGTTATCGGCTGAACGACCGCCAATTCTTCTTAACGTATAGGTTGAAGTGTTAGTTAAAGACAAAGCATCAGCAGACCCGTTTATATATAGAGTCCAAACGCCAGACGAGTTTCTTGTGAAAGCTAAATAAGTCCACGTATTTGCCGATATTGTTCCTGTGCTTTGTGGTGAAGAAGCGGTGTTTATCTCAATTTTTCCAGTTGATAAAATTGCTATCAACGAAACATATTCGTCAGAAGATAAAATAACGCCTGTTCCGCTTATCCAATAAATCCAAAAATCAATCGTGAAAGCCCCGTTTAAAGCGTTTTGAGTAGGCGGATAATTAAGAAGCAAGTGCTGTGGATTTGTACCGTTAAAGTACATACTCCCACTGCCCCACTTAGCAGAGATCGCCGTACTTATCTGAGCATTGCCCACCGTCTCCAGATCATTCTTGCTAGTAGCATCGTAAATACCAGCGTTAGTGTAGTTAAGGAGGAGGGAGGTGTTGGTGATGGCAGTGAGAGGTGCTGTGGGAGGAGTGAAGGCTGAAGTGTAGACCGGGGAACCAACTACAAGCCTAAAATTTGATATGTAACCAGGAAAATCCGCCGTTCCCGTTATGCCGCCTCCAATCTTCAAAGAATCTTGCGTTGTGTAAGCCTGATTGGTTGTTTGAGTCCCCCTTGATACACCATTAACGTATAACGTAATAGTGCTTGAACTCCGAGCAACTGCAATATGAACCCATTGATTTGTTGTAATTCCTGTATAAGTAATACCAGGACTTCCTGTTGAGTCCCACCAGTAAATAACAGTTCCACTAGTTCTCAAGGATAAAAGCCATCTATTAGCAAAAGCAGATGAACCGTTTTGCCACGTTCCGGCTATAACAGCATCAGTTCCGGGCGTTCCTGTTGAATAAATCCACGCCTCTACACAAAAATCAGTGGAGCTTCCTAAAGTAAACGCAGCATTACTAGCCGCACTCAAATAATCCCCAGTCCCATCAAAATACCCACTGCCACCATAAGTCGCAGCAGACCAGCTAGCACTGGGGTTGAATGGAGAGAAGGCTTGTACGGAGGTGTTTCCGTTTACTGTGATGGTGAGTGGGCTAGATGCCGGTATATTGACACCGTTACTGTCTAGGAAGCGGTTGCTTTGGCAGGTAAGCAGCGAACATTCTGTACCCTGTGGTGGGTTTGTGCCGCCTGTGGTGCGGGTTAGTGGGGTGGTTGGAGGTGTAAACGCTGATGTGTAGACAGCACGGCCTTTGACGATGCGAACATTTGACATGTAGCCAAAATACTCTTGAGTCCCGCCTCCAGACCTGCCAATAGTTACCGCTTGTGCTGCGTAATTATTTGCATCACTACCACTGGTACTTAATTGCCCATTTACATAAATTCTTGTGGTTCCAGATTCCCTCGATACTGCAATATGACTCCACTGGTTAGGGGCAACCGTTCCTCCGCTTGTGTAAAGTGCGCTACCAGTTCCAGTTGTTGGATTGTAATAAGCAATTCTATTTTGATAATAAAAAAGCGTACCGCCGTTTGTGGCGTGTTCAATGATGTAAAAATTACCAGAGCCAGATGTCCACGTTGAAGCAGTAGGAAACACCCATACTTCCCACGTAAAATCGCTAGTTCCATAAGCAAAAGCAGCGTTGCTTGCCAAACTTAAAGAATCGACACTCCCATCAAAATAATTCCCCCACCCCGTCTGCGAGAACGGGCTAAACGTACCTTGTGTGGTGTTGCCGTTACGAGTGATGGTGAAGTTATTGGTAGAGCTATCTAGGAACGTGTTGTTCTGTGCGCCGTTGGTTCCGTTGCCTGGGAGCAATAGCGTGGTGTATTCAAAATAAGGATCAGACGTTACTGGAGGTGCAGCACTCCCAGAGAACGCCGCAGCAATCATTGCCGTTAAGTTACCAGCCATTAGGTCACTCCTGCACCAGAGACATACCAAGTATCAGTTGCTGTTTTTAGACATGTTGCCAAGCCCTTTGTAGCCACTGTCCTGTTGCCTGTTGCTCCGTTAGCTAACTGGAACGTAACACCAGCACCAGAGATCGTAAGGTTGCCTGAGTTGTCATTCACCACAAGAATCGTTGTACCTACAGGAAACGCTACAGAAGCATTTGTAGGAACTGTCAGCGTGGCTGTAGAACCACCTGTGAAGATCACATGCTTACCAGAGTCTGTAAGTACTAACGTATAAGCAGAAGCGCCACCAGAGGTCTGTGGTGCAGTCCTAAAGCCTACAGAGTTAGTACCGTCTACCGTACAGTTACTAAGTGTTCCTGATGTCGGTGTGCCTAATACAGGGGTTACCAAAGTAGGCGAGGTTGCAAAGACTAGCGAACCTGAGCCGGTCTCGTCTGTAACCGCTGCTGCCAGGTTAGATGATGACGGAGTACCTAACCAAGTCTGTACACCAGTCCCTAAACTTGCAGACGTTATACCTGTCGCAAAGGACAGATTGCCTGAACCGTCTGTAGACAGAAACTGTCCAGAGGTTCCATCTGTGCCTGGTAGCGTAAAGGTTGTATTAGATGAGGTGTTTGCAGATTGGACGGTTGTAGTCCCCGTTCCAGATGCGTTACCCTGAAGTTTGATTTTGCTCATAGCTTATCCTAAGACCATCCAAGATTGACCATCTGGAACCGTTACAGCATACCCCGCCGCAACAGTCACCGGACTGACCGACAAACCGTTGGTATTGCTCGTTAATGTCACGTTAGAAGAAATAAGTATCTGCGATTCTAAGATAGGCCCGCCTGCTCCACCACCTGTTGCAGACAGAGTTCCGGCTGACAGACTTAAGCCAGACCCTACCGTTACATTACTAAATCCACCAGTGCCATTATTTGCCAACAACTGAGCACTTGTACCCGTAGGAGCAGGCGCAGCGCCAATCGTGTTGTAAGACAACGTGACTGCCGTTGAACCGTTAAACGTGGTTCCTGATGCAGCACCAGACCCAG